CGAGCTGGTGCCAGTGTTGATGGTGGTCACGTACTTGTTGGCAACGGTGCTGTTGCCGATGGTGACACCCACGTTCGAGACGCTGCCGCCGCTGATCGCGGTGACAACTTCGATGTCGAAACGAACGATCTTCGCGCCCGCCGGGAGAACGAACAGAGCCTGTGCGGTCGGCGAGGTGGTCATGGCCGCATACGAAACCGTTGCGGTCTGAGCAAGAATCGGAGTACCGGCGTTCATGCCGCTGGCAACAGTGCCTTGGCGAACGGTACCGGAACGAAGGGGACCTGAGAAGGTGGTAAATGCCATGATGGTTCCTTGTGTTGTAGCACGCCCCGGCACAGTCTCTACGACGTCGGCTAGGGCCGTCTGTGCTGGTGAATATCCCTAGAAAACAGGGGGACCGAGGCCCCCCTGTCTCACTACTGCATCAAGCTCCCGGCGAGCCGTAGGCACCGCGCGGGTCGGACCAGCCGAAGCTGTAACGCTCGCGAGCCTTGTAACGCACGTTGCCGGTGTCGAAGTCACCCTCGAAGGCAGTGCGGATCGGCGCACGCTGGAACATCTTCAGACCGTTCGGAGCGTCGGTCATCAGGAACCATGCGTCAGCGTCGGTCAGGTAGTGGTTGACCACAAACCCTTCCGGAATCAGACCCATGGACTTGATGGCGTTGATGTCGTTGTCGGCCGTTGCGGTACGCAGGGTCGACTTCATCAGACGCTCGGCGGTGAACTGGTTCTCTTTCGGCACAACCATCTTGGTCGCCATCACAGCGATCTTCAGGCCACGTTCGTCGGTGAACCCGGCGATGTCGATGATGCCCTGTTCGAGGGAAGTCTCGTTCAGGTCAGCAGCGGTCGCAGGGGTGTTCGAGAAGGTCGGGCCCAAAGCGGTCGGGTGAGCGGTGCTGAACAGAGGCACGCCGTCGCCGCCGTAGTACTGAGCGGAGTTGGTGAAACCGTTGTTCAGGATCGACGCACCGTTGACCTGCTTGGTGTGTGCCATGGAGCGAGCCAGCGCCTTGGTGTAGCGCGCAGCCAGACGGTCATACAGGTTGTCTTCGATCGCCTCTTCGGTGATCGAGAACGCCAGTGCAACGGTCTGGTGGGTGTAGCGAGCGGTGAACGACTCGTTGGCTTGGTCGTATGCAACGCCCGCGCCTTCGGCCTTCACAGGCGCTTGCGCAAACCCGGTCAGCATCACTTCTTCTTCAAATGCACGCTCGGAACCTTCGATGGCGAAGATGTCCTCGTGCTCGTTTTCGTAGCGCTTGTACTCCAGACCAAACAAAGCGTTCAGTCCGGGCTCAAGCTCTTTTACCAGTTGTGCGCGTGTAATGGCCATGGTTAGACTCCCGCAGTGCCGGTACTAGAACCGTACAGGTGGTTGTTGATCTTGACGATCAGTTGGGTGTTGGCCGAGGTCAGGTCATTCACGCTCGGGTTTTGGTTCACACCAATGATCTTCAGTTCGTAGGTTGCATTGCCCGTTGCCGGGGTGCCGATCTGCATGCCAGAAATGCCGGTGGTGGTGCTGCCCGACACGCTGGTATCGATCTGCGCATTGCGACCAATCGCGGTGTTGCCGGGGGTACCGACAGCTTGTGCGACGAACGAGGCCGAAGGATCATCCACGACGAAAGCTACGATGTCCGAAGCAACGATGCTGCCCGGGTAGTAGTTCTTGAACGTGGTCTTCTTGGTGGTCGGGTCGGTGTACTGACAGCCGATGAACACACCCAGTGCTGCGCCCGACGAGTATGCGGCCAGATAGCCACTCGCCAGAGTTACAAGGTCGCCCTGAAAGATCGCGGTGCCGTAGTTGCTCGAAATGCGATATTGCGTATCGCCTTGGTTCGCAACAGTGCTGCCCACTCGACCAATCGGACTAAACCCAAAGGCTTTATTTTGGTTAGCCATGGAAGTTCTCCAAATGATTTGAGGTCAATTACCCCTCGCCATTGCGAGGAGCGTTGAAAGATACACGAGAGGTCCGTTCCGGATTGTTGATACGCATTGAAGAATGCGCATTCTCACGCATCATGTCGTTGTCGACTGCTTGGAGTTGATCCCGCGCTGCTTTGGCATAGTACGCGTTGCGTTCGGCTTTGGTTTCGAGGGGAATCTTGGCGAGCATCAAACCACCGACCGAGACGACGCCTTGATACTTGCCGTCATCCACAGTAGGCAGCATGTCACGAAACTCTTCAGGCACTTCCTCGATTCTCACGAGTTCGTAACCCTCACGAAGCTTTCCGTAGACGTGTTGCTTGTCAACATGCCCATTCACCTCGGCACGAATCCAACGATAGTCGTAGCCTTCAGGAGCGGGAGGCGCATCCAAACGCGAAGGACGAACCCATGGACGACGGCGCGCAGTTGCCTCACGAGTCTTGTCGGTGCGGGAACCGCGATCAATTTTAAGCTGATCCATTTGAGTTACTCCTTCACATATTTGGCGTATTCCTCGAGAGGAACGCCAAGTTTCTTAGCAATCGCGACCTGACTCGGAGAGAGTCGAACGGCGCGGCGTGCAGAGCTATTGACCCCGGAGGATCGAGTGGCAGGCGCAACTGCTTGCACGGGACGTTGCGCTCTGGGTTGTTGCTGCGGCACTTCGCGTTGTGGTTCCGCATTGAACTCGTTCGGAAACACAGCACGTACGCGCCTGTCCAGTTCATCATAATACTCCTCGGACGACGCGTCAAACTTTTCTGTATCCACAAGCTGCTTGTGGATTTCCCACGCCGTCTTGGTCATCGTGACGTTCGTCCCGAACCACGGGTTGGCCAGCGCCCAGTCCTCTGCCCGGGGATCGGGCGGGGTCTGCGCACGCTGCGGTGCAGCATAAGGCTGTACCGGCGGCGGCGGGGTCTGCGCACGCTGGGTTTGCTCGGCAATCTGCCGCTGCTCCATCTGCAGGCTGGTCAGGCGTTCGAGCGCCTCGGTCTCGGTATCAATGTCCCCTTCCTCGCGGGCCTTCTTGATGATCTGCTTCAAGGTCAGCGCTTGGGTCTCGATCCGGCCCTTGGCCTCGGTCAACCGGCCGTTGTCAGTGTAGTGCAGCCGCTGGGAGAGCTCCTCGGCTTGCCGTTGCACGCCTTGGGCGTACTCCAGCGCGGCCTGTTCCCGGCGCTCGGTCTCGCGCAGGCGCGCGGTCAGCCGATCGATCCGCTTTTGGACCTTCTCGCTGTACTGCTCGAGCTCGTTCTCGGGCTTTTCCGGCTCCGCCTTGGGCTTTTCCGGCGCAGCTGCCACCGGTTCCGGCGCGGCAGGCGTCTCCGACTCAAGGTTGACGGTCACAGACTTGGGGTTGTCGCCCAAGTCCAATTCAATTTCTGGGTTGTCTGTCTCAATGGTCATTTTGGGCTCACATATGCAGGATGTCTTCGGGGTCCTGCACGATTCCGAGAATCTCGTCGTCGTTCAGGATGCGGATTTCGCCACCGTCAATGTTCATGCGGGAGCCGCCGTACCGGGCAAAGATCACCCAGTCGCCTTCCTTGCACCATGGACCGTTGGGAAACTTGACCTCGTCCTTGTAGGCCAGATCGCCCATCTTCAGCACGTAACCACAGGTCGTGGTCAGCTGATTGAGTTGCCGGGTCTGGTCAGCCAAGGCAATACCACCCTTGCTCTTGTCCGGGCCCCGGTAGGGTAGAACGGTGATACGCCAGCCCGTGGGGCGCGGAATGCGATCCAGCACCTTCTCAGGCATGCTCGACGGATCAAGCGCGTTGTCCCCTTTGTAGAGGTCCTGCAGTTCCGGCTCGCGGGCCTGCTTGGCTGCCTCTTCTTCTTTCCACTTCTGCTCCAGTGCAGTCAGTGGTCGTTCCTGTGCTACCTCTGCATCACTCATGGGACTCCTTTATTGAGGTTGGTTACTGCTTTTGTTGAGACGATCCACAATGGCTCGCTCGACAAACTCTAGACCCTCAAGTCGTCCCATCATGTGTTTGTACTGCTCCATCGACTTCATGGAACCGTTCAACACAATGTGACTCGCGTCGGCTTTCAGCTGACGAATATCGTGCAGCACTGCTTCTGCAAACTCAAGCATGGTTACTCCATGTAAAAGCAAGCGGGCATGGGCCCCCGCCTGTCGGCCTTAAATCTGTGTGCTAGTACACGCCCACCGGCAGTTTGCCGTCGCGCTTGTAGGTGACGCTGCCACCCTTTTTGCGGATCGCGGCGACTTGCTTGCGCGCGGTCGTAACAGAGGTACCGGTCTTGTCCGGCGGCGAGCTCTTGAACATGCGACGGCCCTCGGCAGCAGCGGCCTGCTTTTGCATCGCCGCTTCACCTCCTTGCATGGCTCTGGCCATGCCGCCCTTTGCCATGCGGTTGCTCTTGCCCGCAGTCTTCAGTGCGATCGCAACGGCCTGCTTTTGCGGACGGCCCGTGTTCATCAGCTCCTTGATGTTGGTGCTGACGACCTTCTTGCTACTTCCCTTTTTGAGAGGCATTTGAATTTCCTTTAAAAGCGGGCATGGCCCGAAGCATTGCGATTCGCTCGGTGGATGCAATCTTCTGCTGTTCCAACGCGCCGTCTTGTTGCAATTCCTTCTCGTCCAGCATGAGCTTGGCCTGATCCGTCTTGGACCGTGACTCGATTTCCATCTGCTTGACTTGCACCAACGGATCGGTCTGGTTCGCTTCGCCCGACAGTTGCTGCTGCAGTTCACGCAGCTTCTGCATGTGATCGGCAACCTTGGTTGCGACCATCGCTTCGCGCTGCATGGCGGAGACAAGCCTGTCCGGATCGACGCCGTACTGACGGAAGAGCTCGGCCTCGACCTCTTCCTCGGCCTTCAAACGGATGTGCTCGAGCACGTGCTTTTGCAGCGACAGCGCTGCCAGCGGATTGCCCTGCAGGATCGGCGACATGCCCTGCACAAGGTGCGCAACGATGTGCGCATCGTGCAACTGGCCAGCAAACGCCTTCAGGTCCATGCCGTCCAGCACGTCCGCGTTCTCGGTTGCCGG